AATTGGAGCCTGTCCTGACTAAGGCCGGCAAGGTTTCGAAGATGGCTCAGGTGGTTGGCGGAACCAAGAAGGTGCGACTCTCTGATGAGGAGTATGATAAGGCGTGTGCCAACCCTGACAAATCTTTTGTACGCTGTGATTCGATCCCATTTAATTTAGGTTCTCGTAAACAGATTGGCGAATACTTGATTGAGTTTGGTTGGAAGCCTAAGAAGTTCACGCCAACCAACCAGCCCATCGTTGACGAGACAACCCTAAGTAAGATTGACAACATCCCAGAAGCCAAAGTGATTGCTCGTTACTTGATGCTTCAGAAGCGCCTAGCACAAGTTAACTCCTGGCTCAAGGAAGTACAGGATGATGATAGGGTTCGGGGCTATGTCAATGCCAACGGTACAATTACAGGACGCATGACGCATAGCAACCCGAATATGGCACAAGTACCCAGCACTAACAGCCCTTATGGCCACGAGTGCCGTGCTTGTTGGACGGTTGCTGACGGCTACAAGCTAGTGGGTATTGACGCCTCTGGCCTTGAGCTGCGGATGTTGGCCCACTATATGGATGACGAGGCATTCACCTATGAAATTCTCAACGGCGACGTACACACAGCTAACCAAAGGGCTGCTGGACTTGAATCAAGAAATCAGGCAAAGACTTTCATCTATGCACTCCTATACGGAGCAGGAGATGCAAAGCTTGGAAGCGTGGTTGGAGGAAACGCAGACAGCGGTAAAGAACTTCGACAACGTTTCTTCGATAATCTCCCATCATTTAAGACTCTTAAAGATAGAGTTGGACGAGCGTCGTCAAAGGGATGGGTTAAAGGTCTAGATGGCCGCAAGCTTTTTATTCGCTCTGAGCATGCTGCCCTTAACACTCTGTTACAGGGTGCCGGAGCCATCGTCATGAAGCAGGCCCTGGTCCTGTTCGAACGCAAGCTTAAGTTCCTTGATGCCAAGTTTGTCTGTAATGTACATGATGAATGGCAGCTTGAAGTCAAAGAAGATATTGCTGACAAGATTGGTCAGCTTGGTGTTGAAGCTATCCGAGAGGCAGGCGCTGTCCTTAAACTACGGTGCGAACTAGATGGAGAATACAAGATTGGAAACAACTGGGCTGAAACACACTAAGTTAATTTGTCATAGCATTAGGCCCGACGAGGCCGCAAGCAGCATCGAAGACCTCGTCGCCTACTGTGCCCGAGTCAGTAACCCAAGCAACCAGAACAACAGCAAAACCGCTCCTAGGCTTATTAAGTATTTGATGAAACACAAACACTGGTCGCCCTTTGAAATGGCCAGTGTTGGTATTGAGATCAAGACTACTAGGGATATTGCTCGTCAGATACTACGGCACCGAAGCTTTAGCTTTCAAGAATATTCGCAGCGGTATGCGGACCCTACCCAAGACTTGAACTTTGTTCACCGTGAGGTGAGGCTTCAAGACCCTAACAACCGCCAGAATAGTATCGAAGTTGAAGATGATTTCCTTGATCTTACTTGGCAACATTACCAGTTGAATGTTCGTAAGGCTGCGGCTGAAGCCTATGCCTGGGCAACAAAGAATGGCATGGCCAAGGAGGTTGCAAGGAGCGTGTTACCTGAAGGCCTAACCGAATCAGTGCTGATGATGCACGGAACTGTTCGCTCTTGGTTGCATTACATCGAAGTACGGACTGATGAATCAACACAAAAAGAGCATAGACAAATCGCTGAAGAGTGTGCTATAATCATCGGACAATTGATGCCAAAGTTTATGGAGATTTACAATGAGCAAGGGTAAGAATGTTATCTTTCAAGATGGTGAGTGGTGGTATGTTGGATGTTCTGATGGTGGGCGTCGGCGCTTGTCGTCGCATCGGCGCAAAAATAAAAAGCGGATGTTTATCAATGGCAATTATGTTAATGTCAATCATCCACTTCATAAACCCGGACGCTATGAGAACTTTGAGGATGCTGCCTTTGATTCTCTTAAGAACTATGCTAAGAGTAAAGAAGGTCAAGTGTACATTATCTCAAACCCCAACTTCAAAGGATGGGTAAAGGTAGGCATGGCTGTTGACGCCAACGACCGGCTCAATAACTATCAAACTTCTAGCCCCTTTCGAGATTACAAACTCAATTACACCTTTGATACTCAAGATCGCCGAGCCTCTGAGGCCGCAGCACACGCTGCTCTTGATGCTCGTTTCCCCCGGAACGGCGAGTGGTTTAAGTGTAGTCCCCGGCAAGCGTGGTCCATCATTGCCAATGTTCTTAACCAATCAAACAAGAAGGCAGCATGAAAAAACTAGACACGCTCATTGAGGATATTTATGGAATGCTTGACGGCCTCTCTCATGGGAAGCCGTTAGGTATTAACGAGAAAGAATTAGATGTAACGCTAGCAAACATAAAGCAAAGCATCCTTGAGTGGTCAAATCCTTCTGAGCGCAACAAGACTTTCACGCTTCGTATGTCTAACATTGGACGACCTGTGCGCCAATTGTGGTACGAAAGCCGCGCAGGTGAGGCAAATCATGTACCCAAAGCTTCTGATCAAATCAAGTTCCTTTATGGTCACATCCTAGAAGAGATCGTCTTGATGTTGGCGCGGACCGCAGGCCACGCCGTTACTGATCAACAGAAAGATGCAGAGGTTGCAGGCATCACGGGCCACATGGACTCAAAGATTGATGGGGAGGTTGTGGATGTTAAGACTGCATCACGCTTTGCGTTCGCTAAGTTCCAGAATGGGTCGCTGTTTAACGATGATCCTTTTGGTTATCTTGCTCAGCTTTCTGCCTATGAGACCTCAGAAGGAACCAGTAACGGTGGCTTCCTGGTTATCAACAAAGAGAGTGGCGAACTCTGTTTATATCGGCCCGTTGATTTAGAAAAGCCGAATGTAGCTGAGAAGATTAAGGATATTAAAAAGGCTTTGAGTGTTGACGAGCCGCCTACCCGCTGCTATAATCCTGTTGCAGATGGTAAATCAGGCAACATGAAATTGCCTAAGAACTGTGTCTTCTGTCCCTTCAAGTTTGAGTGTCACTCAGATGCTAATGACTTCGATGGGCTTCGGGTCTTTAAATATTCTAGCGGCCCTGTATATCTAACTGATGTGGTTAATACTCCACGAGTAGAAGAGATAACAAATGAATTCAAAAAAGATGAAGCGTATTAACCGCCATGTGGCTGACCTACTTGTACTATGGATCAAGAGTCTATTGAACGAAGAGGATGCGGCGGGTGTCAATCTAGGTAACTATAAAGAATTGATGCCCAACCAAACCCATGTGTTCCTACAGGGCAAGCTGAGTCTCAGCGCCTTCTCAGAGAAATGGATGCGCAAGCGGCTTAAGAAGCTTGTCACCCTTCACCCTAACAGGGCCGTTGAGTCCTTTGGATTAGCGGATGTTACAGCAGCTTGAAGATGCGGACTATCCCCTGGACCTGTTGATTGTTGGACTAGCCCAGTTGTTAACGACCGGCATGAAAGTAGATGACATCGATCACTATACATTAAAGAAACTTAAAGATGCGGCGACAACACAACTGGAATTACTAGAGGCAAAAATACATTGAAAATTAGAAGCGGCGCACGAAAGCCAAGAGTTCAAAGACCTGTCGAAAAAGATTTAGTCACTGGATACGATTCAAACTTTGAATACGAATTGCACCAAGGTGTGTTAAAGACCTGGGACTTTCATTCCGAGACAGTTGATTATATAATTGAACACACCTACCATCCTGACTTCATCAAGCAGATCGACGGCAAGACAATCTTGCTGGAGGCTAAGGGCCGCTTCTGGGATAACGCAGAGTTTAGTAAATATATTTGGATCGACAAGGCCCTGCCTGATAACTACGAACTTGTGTTTCTTTTTGCTGAGCCTAACGCACCCATGCCACAGGCTAAGCGCCGCAAAGACGGTACCAAACGCAGCCACGCTGAGTGGGCAGATTCAAAAGGGTTTAGGTGGTATAGTGAATTTAGTTTTCCTGAGGAGTGGAAATGATCGACCGGAAGCAAGAACGAATTGAACGCTTTCAACGCAAGAAAAAACCAAAGAACAACACGGCACCTAAGCCCAAGAAAGTTACCAAGCACTACAAAAACTTAGAAGATTACTACGAGGACTACGAATGAAAGATCAATACGGAATGGATGTCTACCAACAATACATTCACAAGAGCCGATATGCCCGTTACATTCCCGAAGAACAGCGCCGTGAGCGTTGGGATGAAACGGTCAATCGGTATGTGAATTACTTTAAAGATCGCGGAAGCCTTGAAGAATCTGAAGCTAATCGGCTCTCTAACGCTATCATGAATCTTGAAGTAATGCCTTCGATGCGGGCACTCATGACGGCAGGCAAGGCCCTTGATCGTGATAATGTTGCGGGCTTCAACTGTAGTTACATTCCTATTGATCATCCTCGTGCCTTTGATGAAATGATGTACATCCTTATGTGCGGTACGGGTGTTGGCTTCAGTGTTGAGCGCCAGTACATTACGAAGCTGCCTGAGGTTGCTGAAGAAATGCATCCCACCGAGACTGTTATCTACGTTGTTGATAGCAAGATCGGGTGGGCCAAGTCCTTCAGGGAACTAGTCACCTTGCTGTATGCTGGCCAAGTCCCAACTTGGGATGTGTCTGGTGTGCGGCCCGCTGGCGCCCCGCTTAAGACCTTTGGTGGCCGTGCCTCTGGCCCTGAGCCTCTGGTAGACCTATTCAAATTTACTGTTGATCTCTTCAAGAATGCTGCAGGCCGCAAGCTAAGTTCCATTGAATGCCATGATCTTTGCTGCAAGATTGCACAGATTGTTGTGGTTGGTGGCGTCCGCCGATCTGCCCTAATTTCTCTAAGCAATTTGACTGATGATCGTATTCGACGGGCTAAGCACGGCTCTTGGTGGGAAAGCAACCCCCATCGTGGCCTTGCAAACAACAGCGCATGCTACACTGAGAAGCCGGACTTTGAAGCCTTCCTAAACGAATGGGTCAGTCTTTATGAATCTCGCTCTGGTGAGCGTGGTATGTTCAGCCGGGTGGCCAGCCAGAAACAAGCAGCCAAGAATGGGCGACGGGATGCTGACTGGGACTTCGGAACCAACCCGTGTTCTGAAATCATTCTGCGCCCTAATCAGTTCTGTAACCTGAGTGAGGTTGTTGTGCGGCCCAACGATACCTATGAAACTCTATTGGACAAGGTAGAAATTGCAACTATCATTGGTACGCTTCAAGCAACACTCACTGACTTCCGATATCTTCGGGCTATTTGGCGCCGCAACACAGAGGAGGAGGCTCTGTTGGGCGTTAGCCTGACTGGTATCCTTGATCATCCTGTACTGTCCGGCAAGAAGGCCAAGATGGACGGTAAGACTTTGCCTGAGATTCTTGAAGGCCTTAGGCAGCATGCCGTAGACATTAATGCTGATTGGTCCCAAAGGTTAGGCATCAATCAAAGTGCGGCCATCACCTGCGTTAAGCCCAGCGGTACGGTAAGCCAACTGGTGGATAGTGCTTCTGGGATTCATGGGCGCTTCGCTGAGCATTACATTCGGCGGGTGCGGGCTGACATGCGAGACCCCCTGTGTGGCGTCTTAGAAGCCGCTGGA